TAGCACTTCCTCCAGGCTCCGGAAATCAAAGCATACCAATGCCAACGATAGCTGCCCCCGTAAACCCACAGGCAAGCACTCAGTTGAACGCTCAAGGTTACAACGTGTCTAAAGTAGTTGTTGTTGAGAAAGACATCACAACCGTTCAAAATAGAATCAACAGACTTAAGGTCCAAGCTACTTATTAGCAAAATGAGGAATCTTCATATAGTTAATGTATGGAGATTCCAACTTTTAAAATGGTCCTTAATCCGGATGATGAAGGATTAGGACTTAAATTAATGTCTGTCGTTGACAACCCCGCCATCATGGTGACATGGGCAAAGTTCAACGAGCAGGAAATCAAATTATCTATTCAAGACGAAGACCAGCGCATCGTGTTCGGTCCGGCTCTTATCCCTGACCTTCCAATCAAGAGATCAATTATGGGTGAGACTTTCTTTGTGTCAATCGACAGAGAGAATATTCTTAAAACTGCAATAAAATTCCAAAAGGACAACCTGGCTAATAAGATAGACGAGAATCACAGCCAGAATATTTTATCCGGAATTACAATATTTGAAACATTCGTTACTAATGAAAATCGGGTTAAATTAGTTAAAGGCTTTGAGAGCTTGCCAATGGGCACTTGGTTTATCGGTGCAAAAGTTAATAACGATGACATATGGGGAAAGGCAAAAAGAGGCGAGCTTAACGGCTTTTCTATTGATGGTTTATTCTCTTTTAAACAAGCTGAAGACTTGACTGAGAAAGACATCCGAGGCATCACCCGTGAAATTCTTAACAAATTATAAATCTCGCATATTATTATAATAGATGAAAGAAAACAAATCATTATTAGCTAAGATGGGTGAACTCATCAAGGCTCATTTCTCAGCTGAAGAAATTGCAGCGATGAAGGAATCACAAAAAAAACTAGAATCAGAAATGGCTCCGAAGTTCTCTGAGGCAAATACTATTGACGGAAAGAAGCTTTCTTATGAAGGTGAATTACAAGTTGGTACTGCCATCATGGTTGTCGATGCTGCAGGCTTAACTCCTGCTCCAGATGCAGTTCATGAATTAGAAGACGGAACATATGTAACTACCGTAGGCGGTATTGTTACAATGATTGAGAAAGAAGAAGCTGCTATGCCTGCTCCTGCTATGCCTGCACCGGATGTAACTCAAATGTCTGCTCAATTTTCAGCACACAAAGATGAGGTGTCCGCTTTGATTGCAAAGTTTTCAGCCGAAAAAGAAAGTCTCCTTGCAGAGATCAAAGGTCTGAAAGAAGTGCAACTCAGCACGCTGAAAGCATTTGACAAGGTGTTCAACACTCCTATCAATACTGAATCAGTTGAAGTTAAAGAATTTAAAGACATGACACCTGCTGAAAGGTATCGTGCCTCTAAAGGATAATAAGAGCTAATCAAGCGGCTCCGTAACGACTTGAATTAATTAAAAAATAAACAAACAAATAAAATGGGAATTACTTATACTGGCCAGTCCACCATCAAAGGACCAAACTTGGTGCCTGTCCTCCAAGAAATCTTCTTCACTAATCAAACTGTTAGCAGCTCTTGGGTTACTTTCAATGATGACATGAAAGAAGGAACTATCATCACTTCTGCTTCTATTACTGCAACTGCTCAAGCTTACACAGGTGCTTCACTTTCTGCTTCTGGTAGCATCTCTATTACTGACCGTGTTGTCAGCTTAACTAAACTTGAATACAAAGATACTTTCGTTGAGGAAGCTATCCGTGCAGGTCGTTTCAACACTTCAATGGCACAAGGTGCTTTAGAAATTGAATCAAATGAATTCAACACTAAGGTTCTTGGAATGTACGCTCCAAAAGTATCTGCTGATGCAGAGCGTTTGTTTTGGGGTGGTGTAACTGCAGCGACTAAGACTGCTGTTGCTGCTTTAACTCCAGGTGCTGCTCAAGGTTCTATCACTGCTGCTGCTCAAACTGCTTTCGCTACTTTGACTGCTGGTTTAGTTGATGGTATCTTCTCTAAGGCTTTCTATGACAATGGTGCTATCGGTGGTTACATCAAGGTAACAGGTACAACCGTTACTTCTTCAAATATCGCTGCTGAGGTTGCTAAAATCTACGCTGCAATCCCTGCTGAGATGCTTGCTGATGCTGCTGACCCTGTGTTGATCTATTGCCCACGTGCTTGGAAGCAATTAGCTTACAACGCTAACAACACCGTTGGTGCTGCACAACAAATCAACTTCCAGATTGAAGGTGGAAACTTCGCTACTAGCCGTGTATTCTACAACGGTGTTGAGATGGTTTTCATCCCTAGTCCTAGCAACCTTTGGGCTTATGCTAACCGTGTTAGCCGTGTAATGTGGAACTCTGATTCTACTGCAGATATGAGCAAAGTAGAGATTGGTAAAGTAGCAAATGATGGTGACACTAAGTTCATCCGTGCAATCTACACAATCCAAGCTCACATCGCTGATGCAGCAAAAGGAGTTCTTTACGGAGGTTAAATTCATAGGGGGGGAGTAACATCTCCCCCTTTTAAAACAATAAAAATATGCCTTGTCTATTAACATCTGGTTATAATTTTGCAGGCTGTAAAGGCGGTGCTGGTGGTATCTCTGAAGTTCTAATCACAGAGATTGACAACCTAACATCTAGCACCTTGACAGCTAATGTTTACACTGCATTGACTATGTCAACAGGTAAGCAATTCAGACGCTACATTCTTGATAAAGAAATGGGAAGCTGGTCTGATAATGGGACCTATACTAAAGAAAGCGGAACTTATACATATGAGCCAACCGTGTCTTTTACAATCAAAGGAATTTCGACTGCCTTACAGGCTGAGCTTAAATTAATCGCTCAGAATACTCTTATTTTGATTGTTAAGGACCGGAATGGTGTCTATCGTTTATTTGGTCGTGAAAAAGGAATGGATTTAATGACGGTTGAGAGTACTGTTGGTAAGGCTATGACTGATTTTGCCGGGTTCAATCTAAACTTTGTTGGTGGTGAGATTGACTTTGCGCATGAGGTGCAAACTTCACTAATCACGGCTTTACTTTCCCCTGCTGCTTAATTCTTCAAATAAATCGAAAAGGAAGACTGCCCCGTAAGGCGGTCTCTTTTTTTTATACAATAACCCTAATTCGCATATTATTAATATAGTGAAGTTAACTGCTAATACATCAAATACGGTCATTGCGACATTAGCTGAGAAAACTACTATTGTTAATGTACGTTATTTATTCTGTGCAAAGGGTAAAGATGAGAACATTAGCAAGTATTGCCTGGTCACCGACATCGCTCCTTCAGTTAACAAGGAGAGATACAACCAATTCACCATCACATTAAAGCCTAGCCCCGTTCCAACTAATGGGGAGATATATTTGACGGAATCGAATTACGATTATTCATTCTATGAATTAACACAAGCACAGGCAGCATCTATAAATTTTAATAGCGTTGATGTTAGTCAATACGGCCTCGTTGAGACCATGAGACTACAAGTGGTTGATAATACTAACAATACAAGCACGGAGTATGTGCTAACAGAAAATGACAGAGCCTACGAAGGATAATATTGTAACCAATTCACAAGTCTTGACAATCAAGATGAGTGGCTCACAATCGCCTAAGTTGGTCGAGGACCAATACAAGGGCATTATTAAGTGGGGGTCTAATAACAGATATCCGGCTGAGAAGCTGTTATATTGGTATGAGAACTCTGCTATTCACGGAGCTATCTGTAAGGGCAAAGCACGCTATTTAAGCGGTACTAAAATCACTGCAGACATTCAGTCACCGCAGGTCGATGAGTTTCTAAGTAAGGCTAATGCTTTGGAAAGCTGGCATGATCTAAAGAAGAAGATTGACATTGATGAAGTTGTCTGTGGAGGTTACTTTATTAAGATTTATTCCAATGCTTTTGGAGTGCCGCTTCAGTTCTTTCACTTGGACTTTGCTAGATGCCGGATAACTAAAGACGGCAAGTTCATCAAGTATTCAAATGATTGGTCAGATAATTTAGAGCCTGTCACTGCTTTTCCTGTTTATAATGAAGGGATTGTTGAGACAAGTGTTTACTATTATAAGTCTTATTCTCCATCTTCTAAGAAGTTCGATGGCTTATATCCTAAACCTGAATACGAGCAATGTAGTCAAGATATTGACACCGATGCCCGTGTTTCTGTGTTCTTTAATTCATTAGTCCGTAACAACTTCTCAGCCGGAACCATTGTGACTATCCGTAACGGAAGTCAGGAGCCAGCAGCTAAGAAGGCACTTGTTGACAGATTAAAGGGTGAGCATGCAGGAGAAGAAAACGCTGGTAAACCCATTATAATCTTCACCGGAAAAGACGGTCAACCGACAGAGGTTGTATCTCTGAATCCGAATGATCTCGATAAGCAATACGAAGGAATCGGGATGAGAAATCAGCAGAACATCATTGCTGGTCATGGTGTCAATTCCATTCTATTCAAGATTAAGACGGCTGGTCAATTAGGTGGTCGTTCAGAATTAATAGAGGCTCATGAGCTATTCGTTAATGAGTATGTAAAGCCAA